TCAGTTAGAAGTGTTTGCTGCTGGTACAACTAAGTTACGTCAGATGGCTCTTGAGTCTCAACTACAAAGTGGAACTAGTGCACGAATTGCCGATAAACAAATGGCAGCATTTAGTAATCAACTTGGTGTACTACAACAGAAAACTGAAAAATTAGCCAGAAGTTGGGGTGAATTGTTAGCTCCATCTATCTTAGAAACTACAAATGCTTTACAAGTCTTTGTAGATTGGTTAGATAGAGCTGCTAACTCCACAGGGTCAATGGGTTTGCTAGTTCAAGGGTTTGGTAACGCAACAGTTATTATAGGTGGTACTTTAACCGCTGTTGGAGCTTTGGCAACTGGCGTTAGTACATTAGCTCTTATATCTTTAGCAACTGGTATTACTTTCTCGGCAATGATAGTACCAGTACTTGCCGTTGGAGCTGCACTTGCTGGAGTTGCTCTCGTAATTGGTATAGTTTTAGCTAAACAAGCTCAGCTGGCTAAGCAATCGAAATTATCAACGATTGCCCTAGAAGAAACTACTAGAAGTATGAAGAAACATCTTAAAGAGCTAGCTAAACAAAGAGACATAGCTAAAACTAGTCCTGCTGGTAAAGTTACTGTTGATACTATTGTGTATATCAATAGACAGATTCAAGAAACATCAAGCGACCAACTAGCTCTTATGGAACTTAACCTTATGACTTCACTAAAAGGAAGAATTGACCGTGGTGCAAAACTTTTTGGATTATTCAAAAAACACCATTTAGTAAAAAAACCAGGGGATCTTGATTTTGGTATAACAGCATTTGGGAAACGCTCAGAAGAACTTAGAAGACATTTAACAGAAACATTAACAATATTGGATGGGCATCGTGATAAACTAAATGAGAAACTCAGCAAGATTGTTATAGCTCAATCTGAAGCATTAGAGACACCATCAAAACAAACTAAAAGAGCATTAGAATTCTTTGATACAACTACAACTTTATCGGTAATGAGTGGATTCTTCGATGAAATTACTGGAATGAATGTACAATTTACTGAGATTAATACTCGGTTAATTAAACTACGTACCAGAGATATGATAGAAGAAGCCAGAATAAATGATTTCTTGATGAATAAACAAGCTCTTAACTTAGTAAAAGTGATAGCCTTAGAAAAAGAGAGAATAGAGTTAATCAAACTTAGAGTTGAAGCTATTAAACGCTCAGGAACATTCACTGAAGGTTTGAGTGCTGGTTTTAGTGAACTTCAACGTAATGCGAAAAGAGCTGGTGATGCTGGTTTTGAAATGGCCACCACAATTAGAGATTCCATGAGTACCACATTTGAAAGTCTGATTCATGATGGTCGAAATTGGAAAAATATATTGATCAGTTTCACTAAAGAAGTTGGTAACGCCTTTGTTCGTATGGCTGCCCAGCAGATGGCTACTGGATTAGTGGGTGGTGGTAGTAACTTCTTTGAACAGTTTTCTAGCGGTCTAATCCGAATGGCTGGTTCTGCTGTTGGCGTACCTACTACTGGAATTGGTGGAGGGAGTCCATCTGGTGCTCCTCGTGTTACACCAACATCGGCAACTGGAACTCATGTGTTTCATCGGGGAGGAGTAGTAGGCGCCACAAATAATATGACTCGTTTTGTGCCGAGTAGTACTTTCGCCAATGCTCCTCGTTTACATAAGGGCTTAAACTCTGATGAGTTCCCCGCTATCTTACAATCAGGTGAACGAGTAATTAAGCGAGGTGGTGACCCATCAATGCAGCCACCCAATGTAATCTTAAATTTTGAGGATAAAACTAGCCAAGGTGTTTCACCAACTCAAAGTAAAACTAACTTTGATGGAAAAAATTTTATTACCAATATAATTCTGGAGGATTCAGCAAGTTTTGGACCTCTTAAATCACAGGGGATAATAGGATGACAACATTTCCCACATTAACTGCAAAACCATTAGCAACTAATTGGTCTGAATTACCAACAGCTGATTCTACTATCAGAACATCAAGTGAAAGTGGTCAAGTAATTAGACGTGCTCGATTTACTTCACGTCTAAAAAAGTGGAGTGTATATTATCCATTGATGTCTCAAACTGATAAAAACTTATTAACCGTGTTTGAGGCTGCAATAAATAATGGTGCAGACTCATTTACCTGGATTAATCCACAAGATAGTTTAACATATAATGTTAATCTAGAATCTCATATTGAGTGTGAACTTATATATGATACTAATAAATGGAGTGCTCGTTTTGTCGTTGAAGAATCATATCCAAATAGTTCTAATGCTTTACAAGTTGAAACTATCATTGCAGCTAATCAAAACTTATCCACATCTGATATTACCTTAATCGGTCAAATTTTAAGTACTGGAGATCAAGCAGATGCTTCTGATTTATCATTATATTTTCAGTTTGGTTCAGATGTAGATGTCGATTTTACTTCAGATAATTCCGATGTTTTTAATGTTAGTGATATTAATCAAAATGCTGTGAATAGAGTATTTGCTCTTAGGTCTAATATTTTACATAGTGGTAAAAATTTATACTATCGAGCAGTAGCATCAGCAGATGATGGAACAGCATTTGGGTATGGTGAAATTAAATCAATAAGTTCTGATTTGTTAGGGTATTAGTTATATGGCGCTTTCTAGTAATTTAATCTTAGCTAAGAATAAAGTCCAAGACCCAAGTCCTTGGCTAGTATTAGTTAAAATTACTTTAAGTGATGGTATACCTACTCTTATTCGATTGGCCAGAAATACTGAAAATGTCTTTTTTAATGATGGTGCAGGAAATGAAGAATATATAGCATTTCCATTTATGCTAAGTGCTAAAACACAAACTAGTACTGGTGAAATCTCTCATCTTGAATTACAAGTTAGTAATGTAACTAGATTAATTCAACCGTATTTAGAAGATTTAGATGGCGGTATTGGTTCTCTAGTTAAAATAATGATTATTCGCTATGATCATATGACATTAACTCCAGAAGGGCATGTGGTTGATTACGTCGATTTGATTCAAGAGTATGATGTATTGGCAGCTACTTCTTCACCCAAGTGGATTACTTTTATTTTAGGTGCTCCCAGTCCTTTACGTAAACCTTTTCCACCCGATAAATATCTAGCTCAACATTGTTCATGGCAATTTGATACAGCTACAACTCCTAGTCCTGAATGTAATTATAGAGTTAATGGTGATGGGTTAGCTCAAACTACATGTAAACGTACTTTTGAAGATTGTGCTTCTCATGAGAATGAAGAACGATATGGTGGATTTTTTGGATTGCAAACTGGAGGGATTAGAATTGTTTAAGAATCCACAATATACTGATTTATTGGGTAAACCATTTGTACTTGGCGGTCGTGGACCAACTAATTATGATTGTTGGGGTATTTGTTTAGAAATTGGTCAAAGAGTGGGTATTCATTATCCTTTATCTTTTACACCTGATGATACTGAACACCAGGATAAAGCTATTCAAGAAACTCGTGATCAAGACTTTATTAGGCTAGATAAACCGGAATCGTTTTGTATAGTAACTTTTAAAATTACGCCACCCTTTATTGACCATTGTGGAATAGTCATGCAGAACTGTATTCAATTTATCCATATAATGAGAAATCATTCAGTAGCTTTGCAACGACTCGATAATAAAATTTTAGCACCACGTATCGAAGGATTTTATAGACTAAGATAATGAAAATTATTAGAATTAATAACCCGTTTCAAAAACAACATCGAATTATAGAAGAGATTGAGTGTACTGGTCAATCAATAGATAACCTAGTTCAGGATAGGCTAGATGATTTTAATCAATTAGTTAGTTATCAAGTTACAGTTGAAGATTTACATACTGTTTTAGCTATTAGTGTAAATGGTTTAATTATTCCACCGACATCTTGGAATACAATTAGACTTAAAGATATAGATCATATTATCTTTATGCCTATAGTTGGCAAAAGTGATAGTGGAAAACAAATTTTAAATATCGTTATTATGGTAGCTGTTATTTATTTTTCTGGTGGACTTCTTGCCGGTTCTCTTGCTAATATTGGTGGACTGGCTATGGTTAATGCTGCTGGTGCTTTAACACTAGCTGGTACCATGGTAATGGCGGGAATAGTTGTTGGAACTGGTATGATTTTACAATCAATGACTCCAACACCTGGTACTAAACTTTCAACTGCAGGTGAAATAGAACAATCTCAAATTTATGGTTGGAACCCAACAACTGTTCAGGAACAAGGAAATGTTCGACCTAGAATCTATGGAAAAATTAAAGCGTATGGTAATGTTATTGCAGCCCATACAGATTTAACTAGTGACTTAGATGGTCAAATATTAAATGCATTATTTGCTTTAAGTGATGGCCCAACCAGAAATGACGATGGTACATCATATGGTGATATTGGCTATGGAATATCCGATATTAAAGTTAACGATCAACCTATTGCTAATTTTACAAATATTACGCATGAAGAAAGATTTGGTACTTTAAATCAATCAGTTATTGAAAATTTTAATGATACTAAAACTGAACGAGTTGTTGCTCTTGAAGCTAAGTTTGAAACACCAAGAATACATACAACAAGTAATCCCGGTTATTCACACCTTGAAGTTACTATACAATTTAATAAAGGATTATTTTATTCAGGTGATTCTGGAACTTTAGAAAATCATACTGTTGGTATTAAAGTTGAAATTTCAGAGGCATCGGCGGAATCGTGGACTACAATAGGTGAAACAGATATTACTGGAGCTAGAACCGAACCTATATTTAGATTATATGACACTAAAACTCAGTTTCCAAATGGTCTTGATACAACAAAAGATTATGATATTAAAGTTTCTAAAACTACTGCAGATTTTTCATCAGTTAGATATGGCGATGACCTTTTCTTTTATAATATTAAAGAAATAGTTACTGCTGATTTTATTTATCCACGAACTACATTATTAAGTTTAAAAGCTCTTGCCACTGATCAATTATCTGGCTCTATTAGATTTTCATGTATTCTTGAAGGTAAAGTTATTAGAACATATAATGGTGCAGCTTGGACTATTGAATATTCAACTAACCCTGCTTGGGTTATTTGGGATCTTTTAACTCAACCCGTAATTCAAGGTGCTGGTACTGGAGCAAGCCCTTATGCCATTGCTCAAGAAAGTGGATCTAACATTTATCGTGGATATGATCCTGACTTAAGTGCTACAACTCCACGATTTAATCTTACAGATTTTTATACAGCTGCCCAATACTTTAACACTCAAGTTCCTGATGGTGAAGGTGTGGGCATAACTAATATTACGAAAGCAAATCCTGGAGTTGTTTCAGCTTCAGGTCATAATCATTCAAATGGTGATACAATTATGCTTACTGATGTTGTTGGTATGACAGAGGTAAATGGAAATACTTATACCGTTGCTAATTCTAATCCGGGAGTATCTTATGAATTAAGCGGTATAAACACATCTGGATTTACGGCATATGATAGTGGAGGTTTAACTAGTAATGTTGAAAGTTTAATAACCTTTAATGGTGGTTTTGATACAGAAAGTACTACATGGCAACAAGTATTAAAAATATGTGAAGTTGCTAGATGTATACCATATTGGAATGGTAGTCAAATTGGTCTTAAAGTTAATAGTCCCGCTGATCCAGTTCAAATGTTTACAGTTGGAAATATTACTGAAGAAACTTTTGAAGAAACATTTTTACCTGAATCTGATATGGTAAGTAATATCACTTTAAATTTTGTTGACTCAGAAGAAGATTATGCTAAAGTACCATTTAATATTTTTAATACTAGTATTATAAGTAGTCCCGGTCATAGTATAACAATGGATTTATTTGGAATTACCAAAGGGTCTGAGGCCTGGCGGGCTGGTATGTTTCGATTAAAACAAAATGAACTAATTAGAAGAACTCTAGTATTTGATGCAGATATAGATGCTATTGTTTGTGAGTTAGGTGATGTGATTCATGTCCAGCATGATATCCCGAATTGGGGTTCACCCAATGATGAAATTGGAAGTGGAGCTGATGAATATGGTGGTGGTGGACGAGTAATTTCTGCAACAAATAATACTAATGCCATTATTACAGTTGATCGGAAATTACTATTTACTACTCCAGATTGGGATGCAGGTGGTAATACATATGAATTGATGATTAGGACTCGTGATGATAACATTGAAACTAAAGTCATTACTGGGGCAGAGGGTGATAATAATGAGATTATAACAGTTTCTGGTACATTTACCTTAGATCCACAAAATGGTGATGTGTGGGCAGTGGGTATTCAGAATCTTGTTACTAAACAATTTAGAGTCCTTAGATTAGAAAAATCAACTGATCAGCTTGTTCAGATTAAATGTATCGAGTATAATCCAGATATCTATGAGGGTGATACTGCTGAAATGGGTCTTCCTTCCAATATAGATATCTTTGATTCACCAGTTTATGAAGATATAGAAGTAACTGGCTTAACATTAACTGAATCAGCAGCAGTTGATGAGAGTGGAGTGATTCAGAGAAATATCCATATTAATTATGGAATACCTATAGATGTTTTATGGAAACAAGCTTATATTTATCATAAAGCAGCAGGTGTAACAGAGTGGACTCTTGATGGAACTTCTACTACTGATGTTTTTATAATTAATAATTTATCACCAGAAACAACATATGATGTAAAAATAGTAAGCGAAAATAATTTTACAATTAAATCTATTTTTGATGATTCACCGTTTGAGACAATTACAACAAGTTCTAATGTTGATTTTCAAGGTGTTTTCTTATCAAAACGAGTAACAGGCCTTCAACTTGATGGTCAAGGAAACGATGTTAATTTTACTGGAAATCACGCAAAATTTATATGGAATCATATTAATGCTGTAGATGATAACGCAGTAGCTGCTAGTGAACCGTTAGGTGCTGGTTCAACGAATACATCACAATGGTTTAAAGACTACGAAATTGAAATATTTGATGGTTCAAACAATCGACTACGAACTGAATATATTACTGATAATTATTATATTTATACATACGAAAAAAATTATGAAGATACCCGTTCAAATCCAATTAGAATATTTACTATTAATGTTCGTGCTAGGGATAGATTTAACAGGATATCGGTAATAACATCAACACTGACAGTTACTAATGAAGCTCCAATTATCCCTACCCACATTGAATTTCAAGTACTACCTAAAAGTTTTATTGTTTTATTTGATTCAGTAAATATTCCCGATTTTGCTGGTTATCGAATACATGCTAGTCAATCTTCCGGGTTTAGTGTATCAGAGTCTAATTTAAAATATGATGGCCCAGATAATTTTGCCACAATTAGTGTAGTTGGTGAACCCAACGGATTATGGTATGTTAAAATTACGGTTTACGATACATTTGGAATTGATTCCCTTAATTATACTAATGAATATACAGTGGGGGATATAATACCACCAGCAACACCTGAAGGGTTTAATGTTGCAGCCGGACTTACATCATTAATAATTAGTTGGGACCCAAACCTTGAATTAGACTTATCAGGTTATCAAATATGGACGAGTACTAGTAGTCCAGTAGATACTAGTGGTGTTCCTGATTATGATACTAATGGTGGAATAATTAGAACTATTGCTTCTATTGAAGGTTTAGTAGCAGACACTACTTATTACACAAAAATGAGAGCATATGATATAACAGGAAATTATTCTAATTTTACTTCAGAAGTATCAATTACCACCGGATTAGTTCATGGGGGGACAGATATTCAATCAGGAACAATTGCTGCTGATCGAATGAATGTAGTCAAACTTTCAGCAATTGTTGCTACCTTAGGTGATGTTGTTGCCGGAACCATAATTACTTCAGTTCTCACTGGAAATCGAGTACAAACTAATGATACTGGTAAGCGCATAGTTATGGAAGGTAGTGCTATTAAATTAGTAACTGCTGCTCCCGCTTCAGGAAAAGTAGGAACAGTACCTAATGGCGGGGATGGAATTGTTATTGGAACAGTAGGAAATGGTGGAGATGGTGAAATAATTGGTAGTGGATTTTTAGCTATAATTTTTGATGATGTTAGAGGGATACCTTTTTATATTCAATCAGAACAAGCAGTAGCTGATTTTCATTATTTTAATCGTGCGGTTACACCAGCAGGTGCAGCAGAAATAGGTGATACTTGTGTAGTTTTAGGAATTCATTATACATGTACTGTTGCTGGTACACCCGGAACATGGACTAAAACAGGAACACAAGTTTAAATGAGGAAAAGACATGGCTAATGTAATGATAAATATTCCTGATGGAAGTCCAGAACTGGCAGAATTACAACACATGGTAAGTGATGCTCAAGTTACTAGTCCCGGTATAACTGTATCAGAATACGTTTCTAACATTGTTTTAGGTTATGCAAAAAACAGAGTAATTAATGTTTATAAAGGATACGTAGGTTCTTTATCCTTATCTGATTTACAAACGAAACTAGGTTCTTTAGATGATGTGAGGTAAAAATGGCAACTAATTTTCCGGGCGCGTTAGATGATTTTGCTAATTACGTAGATGGTACTACCATTATAGAAGCTGCTACTCTTAACGATATGCAATTTGCTATCGAGGCTTTACAAGCTAAAGTTTTAGTAAATGGTGATGTTCCTAATACTGATGATGAATGTGCTAATAAGAAATACGTGGATGATAACCATCCAACATCTTTCTTTAATTATTCCGCAGCACATGGTTCTAATCCTATATTTTCGGGAGTTATTGGTACTGCGAATGTATATCAGGATTTAAATGTTGCTGCCATAACAGGAGCAGCTAATGTGTTAGTATATTTAAAAGTGGCAGCTAATGAAAATAATGCTCAGTGTAAATTTAGAACTAAAGGTGATGCAAATGTTGTATCTACTGGTTTACTTTCGGACGCAGGTGGAGCCAGTGTTGTTACTATTAAAGCTAATAATTATATAGGTTATGCTGTAGCAATTACAGATTCAGATGGTAAATTAGAATGGACAAGTACTGATGCTTCAGCAACTTGGACTATAGATGTTATTGGATTTGTAATATAAATATATACACATAACATAAGGAGAAATTGTGAGTCAATATAATACAGGAACAATTAATACTCGATCAGCAGCTACATCAGATATTCATGGAATAGGTACTGCTTGGAGTGGTGAAATATCAACTGGTGATTTATTTAAAATTAATGGGTCAGATGTTAATTATATAGTTGCATCAGTTACTGGTGATTCAGACCTTACTCTTAGTTCTAATTATGTGGGTCCGGTTGTGTCTGGTGTTCAATACCAAATTACTAGGGATTTTACACCAAATTATGATTTTCCAGAAGTTCATCGTGGTGATTTTGATTGGCCAGTTATTGTTACACAGGCTATTCGAGATATTGATAATCAAATTCATTCAGGAATAACACCGGTTCTATCAGATTTAGCATCAGCTAAATCTGACCTTATTGTTAATAGGTCGGATATTGATGCTTTAGCTTCTGACGCTATTTATGATAGATTATATATTACAGCCAATACTTCAAATATAACAGCTGCTCGTTCTGATGTGTTTAATGCTATTCGTGATTCAATAACTGCTTACGGAGCTATGGACACAACAAATGTGTCTGATTTAGTTGTTGGAATTGGTGAAATATTGTCTGCGTTTTCTGATGCGTTACCATATAGTTAAAGGAGATTAAAAATGGAATATGTAGATTGTTATGTTAACTCGTATATTGGAACAGGTGATTGGGCAGAATTTTATGATAAGGTTATTGCATGGCGAACTGGTGGTGATGAGACTCATTCTGAATTTGAATTTGAGGATGGTATAAGTTTCTCATCTAGTATCAGAAAAGATCCAAGTACTAAAAAATCTGAAGGTGTACGATTTAAACGAATTGACTACAATGAACATCCAGAACGATGGAAAAAACATTTACTTATTTTACCAAAACACATTGCTTTTAATATACGGCGTAGAGCTGAGGTATTAGCTGCACTTGAATTAAAATATGATAAGCGAGCAATTGCTGGATTTCTTATTACTGGTCGACATAATCCTTGGGCATTTTATTGCTCTGAAGTTGTGTATGGTATTATGGCATCAGATTTATTATTACCAGTATTAAACTATAAAATGGATCCACATAAATTAGATTGGGTTGCAGCTAAAATTAGTGCTCAGTTAATAAAGGAGGCTCGTGATGATGAATAGAATAATTTTTATACTGGTACTTCTTTTATTATGCAGTAGTAGCTGCACTAAAGATCGTCTAAGAGTAACTCGTGATGGAGTAACTATTGAATTAGATATCGAGTACTTACTGCAACAAAAAAACTTTAAAAAAATATCATATAATGCCATCACTAGTGAATTTTCCATTGAGAATTTTGGATCTGATACTAGTGAAACCTTAGATACATTTGGAAAATTACTTGTTGGCTATATGACAGGAACTAATGTAGCACCTCTGATTATAACACCATGACTTTTTTTCCTCTCCTGTAAAGAGTCGTTTGGATTCGTCCATTCGGCTCTTTACGTTTTAATACGTGATTACATACAATAAACAGATATCCAATGTGTTGTCAAAACGCACAGAATTGACCATGGTCAATGACCTATGTTTATGTGTGATATTATATGCAAAAACGTATTGATCGATTATGATTGATTTTAAACGTGTTGTGATACATATCCAGCATAACGTCAAAACACACAGGATTGCCCCTGATTGATTTCTAATGATAATGTAATAGAATGACACATAAATCTAGATGAGAGTCGTATAATCAACGTCAGAACGCTGTTTTTGACGTTTTTTCGAGTGTTTCTTAGGCCCTGATGCTGTAGTACACTTCTTATTATTCAATATCGGGTAAAAGGCATTGATACAGACTCAGACATTACGATGATTAATAACTAAATCAGTTCTTAATACACCATGAGTACTGGCAATTAACATATTTAAACCACTTGTTTTTGATGGATGCCAAGGTTCTTCATATGGAATAAAAATCTCTATCCCTTTAGATCCATTTCTTTTTACTTCTTTAATTTCAAAACCTTCCCTATAGTTCCAAGGCATAGTGCTATTCCATTTTATCTAAAACTTCATCATTGACATCTTCGATAAATACAGCTCGCGAATCATCTTCAAAAGCATGATCATCTTTTCCATAATGTCCATCTTTAACTCTATTTGCTAAAAATCGTAAACCTTCATAAACTGTCAGTTGGATACCATCCATTTCTATTCCTCTCATTTTTTTGATCGAGCACCACCCTTGTGCCCCATCTTTCTTAGTGCAGCTCTAATTTTTCGCTTTTCTTCTTTGTCAGTTGATTTTTGCAGTTGTTTAACTAATTGATCAATATTTCCAGATATTGGATTTGTTGATGTTGATTCTCGATTCTTTTTATGTGCTCCTTTTTTACGCCCTATCTTTGTAGTATTTTCGTCTAAT